GTCGTACGACACGGCCGGAGCTGAAGCGTATAAGGAACGCTTGGTCCAAGATATCATGCGGTTTACATTTACGCCAGACACGACGGACAGCAATTTCGCGGGTACACAGTCGGGCGAAGCGATGAAATATAAGATGATGGCAGCGGACAACTACCGCGGTAAGCAAGAGCTTTTGTTTGAAAAAGGACTCATGCGTCGTTTACGTTTAGCCGTCAATATCTGGAAGATCAAGGGCAATGATTCAGACAATTACAGCCTTATCAATGAGACAAGCGTCGTCTTTACGCCGAATATTCCACAGAATGACGCTGAGATTGTGGCAATGGCGAAGAACTTATACGGCGTTGTCAGCGAGCAAACGATCTTCGAAATGCTCGAACAAGTGACGGGCGTAAATGCAGAAGCCGAATTGAAACGTATGAAGGAAGAAACGGAAAAAGCGCTTGAAATGCTCCCACGAATCGAGCCACAAGCCGATGAGGTAGCGACAGATGAAGAAACTGAAGCTAAACAACCATGAGGAATATTGGGAAGCACGCGCCCGTGAGATTTTCGAGTACGTTGACCGAAAAGATATCGACTTTTTCGCTGAATTAGAAAAGACTTATCGCAACGAAGCGGTAAGACTTCAAAAGTCGTTGTTTGACTTTTACGCAAAATATGCTGAAGATCATGAACTCACTTACCAAGACGCAACGAAGCGCCTTAGAGGTGAGGATCTCAGCGATTATGTGGACAATGCGACGTTATACCGCGAGCAAGCCGAAAAGGATCCAGAGCTATTGAAGCGATTGAATCAACAATACGCGTCAGCTCGAGCGATCAGAATTGAGGCTTTGCAGTTGGAAGCTATCCACAGGCTCGGAGTGCTCACAGGCGCGCTCCATAAGAGCTTCGAGAAGTATTTATTCAACGTTGCGGAATACGCGTACAGAAAGGCAATGGGAGGCCGTACAGGCGCGGTCAACCGTCCAGCATTTGAAGAGATTGTCAAGACACCTTTCAACGGCCGGAACTATTCCGAGCAACTTTGGGGCAATACCGACAGCCTCGCGCAAAAGCTGAAAGAGGTATTCAAGCAAGGCTTTATACGTGGGGACAGTCCGCAAGATATGGCCCGCGAGATCCGAAAAGAGTTCAACGTGGCACGGTCGCGAGCTGAAACGCTAGTAAGGACAGACGCGACGGCCGTCATAAATCGGGCCACTATCAAGCGGTATCAGAAAGCTGGGCTTGAATACTATCGAATCTTGGTCGTGCTAGACGATCGGACAACTCAAATTTGCCGGCGAATTGCGCAAGAAGATAAGCTGTACAAACTCGAGGACGCGCAAGTCGGGGTTAATATGCCCCCGTTTCATTACAATTGCCGGTCTACGATCATGCCGGACGCGGGAGAAATTGGAGAGGAGGAATCAAGTGATTAATATCTGGGATATGGTATCTTACACAGCGGGCCTTTTCTGCTTTGCCTTTCTAGTCGTGGCAGGCTGGGCCGTACTCGCTGGAATGATCGAAGGTATCATGAAAAGCATTAAACAGTCACGAGGTGACAAGAACGATTGATCGGAGGTGATCCGGTATCTTGACAAGCGGGAATAGACCGCTTTTTTTATTGTCCAGACTATGCGGAGGACGTTAAAAGCTGCATTGTTTCGTCGCCGGACGTAAAACGAGAACAATCGATTGACGGCGTAACCGTCGGAGGAAAAACATGTCAGAAAATACACAAGCAGTTGAGACTGAAGCTATTGAGCAAGACGTCACTCAAGAAGAACAAGTCGAAACCAAGCAGGAAAAGGCAGAACGTACCTTTACACGCGCAGAGTTTGGGAAAGCAATCGCAGCCGAGGTAGCTAAAGCACGGGCAAGCTGGGAAGCTGAACAAGCTGAAGCAATCGAAAAGGCCAAAAGTGAAGGCGAACGCCTCGCGAAGCTGACCAAAGACGAACGCGCAAAAGAAGAGGAAGCAAAACGGATCCAAGCGATCGAAGAACGCGAGCGAGCTCTTGCAATTAAAGAAATGCGCGTGGCCACTCAAACGCTATTGAGCGAAGAAGGACTTCCGGGCGAGTTTATCGATTTTGTGATCGATGAGACAGCCGAAGCCACAAAGGAGAAGATCGGCACGTTGCGAGCTATCTTTGATAAAGCAGTAGAAACCCGCGTCGACGAACGTTTGACACAGAAAGCGCCACGCAAGGGTACGGGGCCAGTATCTATGACGAAAGCGGAGATCATGGCTATTGAGAATGACGAAGAACGTCAAGCAATGATCGCTGCAAACATTGGACTATTTAAAAACTAGAAAGGGCTATTAAAATATGGCTGAAGCAAAACTAACAACCATGACAGATCTTGGCGAAATTAAGTCCATTGATTTTGTCAACAAATTTTCTAAAAACATTAACGACTTGCTCCGTCTTTTGGGAGTAACTCGCCGTCAAGAGTTGACTAACGATCTCAAGATCCAAACTTACAAATGGACAGCGGACGTTGACACAACTAAAACCGCTGAAGGTGAAACAATTCCGCTTTCTAAAATGACACGCGCAAAGGACCAAGAATACACGGTAGAATGGTTCAAAAAACGTCGTGCAGTATCAGCGGAAGCGATCGCCCGTCACGGTGCGTCACGCGCTATTACAGAGGCAGATACACGCTTGCTTCGTGAGATCCAAAACGGAATCAAAGAAGATTTCTTGGCTTACCTTAAAAAGACTAAAACTAAAGTCAAAGGAAAAAGCCTTCAACAAGCTCTTGCGAATAGCTGGGGCAAATTGACCACTTTCAACGAGTTCGAAGGCTCTCCGCTTGTTTCTTTTGTGAACCCGCTCGATGTGGCTGAATACCTTGGATCAACAGCCGTTGCGTCTGACGCTTCAAACGTATTCGGATTCACACTTCTCCAAAACTTCCTCGGTATGCAAAACGTTATCGTTATGCCTTCATGCCCACAAGGGAAGATCTATACAACAGCCGTTGAAAATCTTGTTTTCGCTTACTTAAATGTTTCTGGTGGAGATCTTGGCGGATTGTTTGCGGACTTCACAGACGAAACAGGCTTGATCGGTGTGGCGCGTGATCGTCACTTGAATAACTTGACTTTCGAGTCAGTATTCTTTGGCGCAAACGTTCTCTTTGCTGAAATTCCGGACGGTGTGGTAGAAGCTACAATCGAACCAGCGTCAGCGGTAGCAGCCTAGTTTTAGGAGGTTTGAGCGATGACAGCAATCAATATCGATCAAGTAACGGAAGAGCTTCGCTTGCTGAAAGGTATTCCCAAAGCTGACCAAGAACAAGACGATCTTTTGACCCTTATTGTACGGGATAGCTTCGAGCGTATGATCGCTTACGTCAACCAGTTTTCGGACACAGCACTTGAGGAATTGCCCGGAAGCGTGGCTTATATCCTTCGAGACGTTGCCGTCAGTCGCTTCAACCGTCTAAACTCGGAAGGCGCGACAGCGGACAGCGAGGAAGGCCGGAGCTTCACTTGGGAGTCTAGCTATCTAACAGACGAACATAAGGCCGTTTTAAAAGGCCTTGCGGTCAAACACAACGCCCGCGGAATCGCTCGATTCATTTAAAGGGGGCGCGTGTATGATCTATAACGAACGCGTGACTTTGATCTTTGAAGAAGAACCAGAGGACGAATTGCTCGAGAGCACGGAAACGAAAAAGAGCTTCCCGGTCCCTTGTATGCGAAATTCATTGTCTAACTATGAGATGATGGGGCTCTATGGTAAGTATGATTTCGATTCGTTCAAATTGCACTTACAGGGCACGTATAAGGGCTTCTCGGAAGTGATTTACAATGGTCAAAGACTCAAGATCAAGGGCAAGAAATATCATCATAATAGCACGGTTATTTACTTATGAGCTTTTCATATACAGTAAAAGGGCTGGACAAGTTCATGCGAAAGGTCCAAAACAAGCCACGGGAAGCGCGTCGGGCTGTATCGGCAGAATTGAAGCGATCGGCCTTGCGTGTGGAACGAAAAGCCAAGATGAAAGCGGCAGTCGATACCGGCTTCATGCGAAACGGGATCTTTGTCGCTCGGGTGGGTATGTTACGTTATAAGGTAACGTCGCCCGCGGGCTATTCGGTCTATGTGGAGCTTGGAACTCGTAAGATGAAGGCCCAGCCGTTTCTTGGTCCAGCCGTTAAGGAAGAAAGCGAAGTGTTATTTAAAAACCTTCGTAAAATGTTTAGGAGGTGATTCATGGCAAACGAAACGCCTTCAGTTAAAATGCTCGCAGATTTACGCGAAAAACTAAAACCACTCAATATTCCGATCAAATTTAAGCTACCAAAACAAGACACACTCGAGCCGTTTTTGGTGATCGGGCAATCTAGCTCGGACACATCAAAAACAGCTCAAACGGGGCTTGTTATTGAGGATATGAGCGTACAGATTGATATCTTCTTACCGGGGACGGAAAGCCGGGCCGGGGTCGAGAAGGTCAAATCT